ACCCGCTGCGTGACGCCATCAAGGCCGCAAGCCCGCACTGCCAGCTCATCTCGGAGCGCGTCATTGAGCGCATCCGTGACCGCTACACCTACGACGACGAGCTGTATTTTGCCCGCATCACCATCGGGCAGCAGATGGGGCTGTACCAGATGACCGCCGCAGAGATGGCAGAGGTTCAGGAATTCGGAGCATTTGTCGAGTCCGCCCGACAATGGGGCCGTGACGAGCGCGCTAAGCTGGGGCTGTGATGGCCGATGAGAGGCGGGTTTTTTATTGGATGAAAGGTTGAAATGGCACTGATCGTTGAAGACGGCACATCAAAGGCCGACGCCGAGAGCTATGTGAGCGTAGTCGATGCCAGCGCCTATCATTCTGCCCGCGGCAACTCAGCATGGGCTGCACTGGCTTCTGACACGGTGCGCGAGCAATGCTTGCGCAAGGCCACCGACTACATGCAACAGGTATACCGTGGGCGCTGGGCCGGATACCGCAAGACCTCCACCCAGGCACTCGACTGGCCGCGCTACGAGGTGCCTTTTAACGACGCCGGAAGCATCGCCTACTACGCCGACGATGCCGTTCCGACCGAGGTCAAGAATGCCTGCGCCGAACTGGCTTGGCGTGCAGCATCCGGCGAACTGGCAGCAGACCTTTCGCAGCGCGTGAAGCGTGAAAAGGTGGACGCGATTGAGGTCGAATACACCGAAACCGGCCCGCAGTATGCGCAGTACCGCGCTATCGACAACCTGCTGGCTCCGCTGCTGAAGAGCACTGGCGGCGCGTTTCGCGGAGTGGTGCGGGCGTGAGCTTCGACTACGCCAAATCCGCCGCCACTGCGCTGCGCCTGCTGACCAAGTTCGGGCAGCCGGTCACGTTGCGCAAGCAGACGGCGGGCGCGTACGACCCGGCCACCGGGACGGCTACGATCACCACCAGCGACACCGCAGGCAATGCCGCCATTCTGGAGTTCAGCGACGGCGAACGCTATCAGGCCGGCACGACAATCCAGGAAGGCGACAAGAAGGCGCTGCTGAACGCCGCGGCCGTCACGCCTGCGCCCAATGACCTGCTGATTGCGGGAAGCGTCACCTGGACGGTGCTGGGCGTCAAGACGCTGGCCCCTGCCGGTACTGTGGTGCTGTACGAGCTGCATCTGCGTCATGGCTAAAAATAACGACCGCTTCCGCGCCAACATGGCCAAGCGCATCGCCATGGCGAAGCAAAAGCAGGAACTGTTCTACAAGAAGCTGGCGCTAGAAGTCATGACGCGCGTAGTCATGAAATCGCCGGTCGATACGGGCCGCTTTCGCGCTAATTGGAATGTCGGTTACGGAACTCCTAACCTGCGCACCGACACGATCACCGATGCCAGTGGCGGGCAGACCATCGCCGCCAATACAGCCGGCATCATGGGCCTGCAGCTCGACGGCAAGACCATCTGGATCACCAATTCATTGCCCTATGCCTACCGGCTTGAATATGAAGGGTGGAGCCGTCAAGCGCCCGGTGGAATGGTGCGCGTCACCTTGGCGGAACTGAGCGGCCTAGTCAGCGGCATCGCGCGAGAATTGAGGTTTACATGAGTCAGGTATCCATCAGGAAGGCACTGGAACAGCGGCTTGCCATCATGTCGCCGGAGCTGGCTACGGCCTGGGAGAATGCGCCGTTTTTGCCAGTCACAGGCGCGCCTTACCAGAAAGCGTTCCTGCTGCCCGGGCAGCCGGACAATAGCGAGCAGGGCAGCAAGAACTACTTCGAAGTTGGCGTGTTCCAGGTGACGCTGTGCTATCCGCTCGGCACCGGGCCGAACGCCGCGCAGGCGCGAGCCGAGGCCATCAGGACGCAGTTCAGGCGCGGCACTACCATGACGGCCGACGGCATCAGCGTGCATGTCATCCGCACGCCGGCCATTGCCACCGGATACACGGACGGCGACCGCTACATGGTGCCAGTCAGCATTACCTGGCAGGCGCATATCAGCCTGTAGCGAGATACTCAGCAACCGCAATAACAGCCGCCCTTGTGCGGCTTTTTTTCAATCAAGGAGATAACCAATGAGCATCGCACAAGGCGTATCCAAGCAGACTCGAGTTTCAAAGCAGTCTGCAAAAGGCACTATCGCGGCAGCAGGTGGCGGCCAGATCCTGCGCCGCGAACAGTCCACCTTCGAGCTGGCCAAGGAAACCTACACCACCGAGTCCGAGATCACGTCGACGCAGCAGGTCAAGTCCAGCCGCCACGGCGTCAAGACGGTCAACGGCAGCGTCAATGGCATCCTCTCCCCTGGCACCTATTCCGGTCTGATCGGCTCCGTACTTCGCAGGGACTTCGCGGCTGTTACCGCAATCTCCAGCCTGTCCATCACCATCAGCGGGTCTGGCCCGAGCTACACCGTCGCGCGTTCCGCCGGCTCCTGGCTGACCGATGGCATCAAGGTAGGGATGGTGGTGCGACTGACCGCCGGCAGCTTCTCCCCTGGCAACCTCAACAACAACATGCTGGTGCTGGCCGTTACCGCACTCAACCTGACCGTGATGACCCTCAACGGCTCCAGCCTGACCGCGCAAGGCCCGATTGCCTCGGCAACCTTGAGTGTCCCCGGGAAGGTGTCCTACGTCCCCGACAGCGGCCACACGAAAGACTACTACACCGTTGAGGAGTGGTATCCCGACGCCGCGGTATCCGAGCGCAATACGGACGTGCGCTTCGTGTCGGCAGACTTCTCCCTGCCTGGATCCGGCAATGCCAAGATCAGCCTGTCCGCCATCGGTCTTGACCAATCGAACGCCACCTCCGCCTACTTCACCTCCCCCACCGCCGAGACTTCTACCGACGCCCTGGTGGCGGCGAATGGGCTGCTGCTGGTGAATGGCTCCTCTGTGGCTGTTGTGACTGATCTTAGAATCAGCGTCAACGGCAACGGCAACCCCGCCGATGGCGTTGTCGGCTCCAACGTGCGCCCCGATGTGTTCGTGGGCAAGGTGTCCGTGACCGGACAGTTCACCGCCTACTTCGAGGGCGGCACCATCCCCGGCCTGTATCTGGACGAAACCGAAACCTCGATCATTTCCGCGCTGGCGGCAGGCTCCGAGAATAACGCCGACTTCATGACGCTGGCCATGAGCGCCGTGAAGCTCAACAGCTCCTCGCCGGACGACAACGAAACCGGCCTCAAGCGCACTTACTCCTTCGTCGCCACCTATGACAGCACCGGTGGCGTGGGCGCTGACACCCACGCCACCTCCCTGATGATCCATGACTCGCGGGCGGCATAACCCATAGCGGCGGCTAGGCCTTCAAAACCCCTTTGGCCGAAAGCAGACCTGCCCACCTGTTGCCGCCGCTTCCTCTGGGCAGACAAATTAATTTGAAAGGGCAATCAAATGACCAAGCAGCAAGCAATCGACATCACATCTTTTGACGCCGTGGCCGAATCCGAGGCCGGCGTTGACATTGAGCTGAAGCATGCCGACGGCGTGACCGGCACCGGAATCGTCGTCACCGTGATCGGCAAGCACGCCGATGCGGTGGTGGCATTCACGCGCAATGTGCTCAACCGGATGCTGCGCGACGAGCAGCTGGCTAAGCGTCGCGGCAAGGATGTCGAGGTGGACATCGAAAAGCTTAAGGAGCAGGGCCGTGAGGATGCTGCGATTCGCGTCATCGGCTGGAAGAACGTCAAGCAGGAGTTCAGCAAGGAGTTGCTCAAGTCTGCCCTGGTGCGTAATCCGCACTGGATCGACCAGATCGTGGAGGCTAGCAACGACCTGGGAAATTTTACCAAGAGCAGCTAAACGCGCTGCTCGACTACGCAAAAGCAAAGATCAAGTCCGACCAGGTGCTGGGCGAGGTCGGCAAGGATGGCGCGACGCTGTTGGCCACGCTGAAAACCGTGGAGCGCATGACCGGCAAGCGCCCAGACCAGCTGGTGCAACTTCTGGACAACTTGCCGGACTTTCCGGACGCGCTCGGCTACCTGTGGGAGTGGTTCCTGCTGCTCTCCAGGACACGCCAGCAAGGCATGGGGCCATCACCCATCACGGAACATGAAATCAATGCGTTCTGCCGCAACCGCGGCCTGCGCATGAGCCTGTTTGAACTGGATGCAATCCGTCTGCTGGACAGCATCGCCATGAGTGACTTATCCAAGGATGAAGCATGATTGACATTGAAGCAATCGGGGTTGGCGTTGACACGTCAGGCGTGCGCACCGGAACGCGCGACCTCGACACCTTCGGTAAGTCTGCAGATTCTGCTTCGCGCAAGGCGGACGGACTGGGAACATCCGGAACCAAGGCCGCGAAAGATACTCAGTCGCTGGGAAAAGCTGCGAACGACGCCTCCGTACACCTGCAAACACTGTACAGGTCACTCCTGACGGTAGGAACCGCCGCCGCCGCCATTCGCATTTCGGATGAATACACCAAGCTCACCGCGCAACTCAAGCTGGCGACGCGCAGCGCAGATGAATTCGCAGCAGCATTCGCCAACGTGAAGCGCATCTCAGACGTGGCGCAGTCATCGCTTGGCGAGACGGCAACGCTGTACGCCAGGCTGTCGAATGCTACGCGCGAACTCGGAGCCAATCAGACCACAGTTGCATCCATCACCGAGACAGTTGCTTTGGCGCTGAAAGTGTCAGGCGCGACCGCCGCCGAGGCATCATCCGCCATGCTGCAGCTGTCGCAGGCCTTCGGATCCGGCGTGCTGCGCGGCGAAGAGTTCAATGCCATCAATGAGGCATCGCCAAGGCTGATGAAGGCGCTTGCGGACGGCATGGGCGTCCCCATCGGGGCGCTGCGCAATATGGCGTCTGAGGGGCAGATCACCTCTGATGTGCTTGGCAACGCCCTGGTGAAGTCACTAGACGATCTGCGCAAAGAAGCCGAGCAGATGCGCACAATTAGCGGGGCATTCACGCAACTCAAGAACGAGGTACTGCTAGCGGCTGGTGCCATGGATACGGCCTCCGGCGCTGGCAAAGGGCTTGCCAAGATAATCACGGATTTTGCCAAGAGCGGATTTATCCGTACCGTATTTGAAACCATCGCCGTTCTCGGGGTGGAAATCCAGTATGTGTTCAAGCAGGTCGGCAACGAGATCGGCGGAATTGCCGCGCAACTTGCGGCAATCATGACGCTCGACTTTAGCCGCGCCGGGGAAATCCACCGCATGATGGTGGAGGATGCCAAGCAGGCGCGCATCGAGCAAGACGCGCTTATCGAGTCCATCATGAATCCCAAGGTGGAAAATGCGCCAATCGTCGAGGAGATCAAGCAGCTCAAGATCGCCACGACCGAGGCCAACGATGAAGGCAAGAAGCTCAAGAAAACACTCGAGGACATCGCGTTCGCCGACAGCGTGCGAATCGCCAAGATGCTCGAGGAGGAGGGCGAGGCGATCAGGAAGCACAAGGAGGCCATCGAGCAACAGCGCCAGAAGCAGACCGACGCCATCGACGGCATGTTGCGCGAAGTCGCAGGCTGGAACGAGCTGACCGAGGTGCAGCGCACCCAATGGGAAATCCAGACAGGAAAATACAAGGACTTTGACGCGCAATCTCAAGATGTGCTGTTGCGCCTTGCTGCCGAGCTGGATCTGCGCGAGCAGATCAACGACAACATGAAGCGCGCCCAGGAGCAGGCGAACATCAACTTCAACGAGGCGCAGCGAAAGGAAAAGGAGCACCTCAAGAAGCTCGAAGCCGAAGCCGAGCGCACCTTCGACAACGTGAGCCGCGCCTTGACCGATGCGCTGATGCGCGGGTTCGAGAACGGCAAGGAGTTCGCGCAGAACTTCCGCGATACCCTGGTCAACATGTTCAAGACCCTGGTGCTACAGCCGATCATCAACTTCATCGTAAACCCCATCGCAGGGGCCATTACGGCGGCTGTCGGCAGCGTTATCCCCGGCGTGGCGCAGGCCAGCACCGGAAGCCTGACTGGCGGACTGAGCCTGATCGACACCATCGCCAAGGGCAACGCCGGCATCATTTCCGGTATCGAGAGCCTGGGCGCGATCATCGCCAACGGCAACGGCGGGGTCCTGGACGCCATCGGCGGCTTCATGGGTCAATACGCCGGCCAGATTGCCAACATCCTGCCGTTTGCCAGCGCCGGCCTCGCTCTGTTGCAGGGCGATGTGAAGGGGGCGCTGTTCCAGGGCGGCGGCGCGGCCATCGGCACCATTCTTGGCGGCCCCGTAGGCGGTCTGATCGGCTCCTTCCTGGGCGGCGCGCTCGGCGGGCTGTTCGGGGAAAAGGTCGGACAGCCTGACTCCTTCACCTCGGCGGTGATCGACATGGCCACCGGCAAGGCGTCCATCAACCGGCTGGCAGACAATGATGGCGGCAATGCCAAGTCCTCCATCGACTTCACGCTCCAGGTGGCCGAGAACTTCGCCAAGATGGTCGAAGCCCTGGGCGGCGCGCTGCATGAATCCGGCGGCTTTGCGCCCAACTTCATCACGCGCACACGTGCCGGCATGATGACCTTCGAAATGAAGGACGACGAAATGACCAACCCAGACACGCAGTTCGGTAGCGTGAGCCGGATTGGCCGGATCCTGGTCGACCCCAATGACTCGGAGGCGGTGCAGGAGCGGATTGCCGACACCTACATCCGCGCCCTCAAGAAATTCGCGGATCTTCCGGAATACCTGACCCGAGCCCTCGACAGCTATACCGAGAATCTCAACGACAAGATGGGGGACGAAACTAGCGCCTCTAACTTCCTCGACTTCCTGCTTGGGCTGCAAACCCTGCGGACTTCTCTGGAGGGGATGCCGGAGCTGTTCCAGCGGTTGATCCCGATGGTGGAGCAGGTGACGGACAAGACCAAGCTCGACGCCATGAACGGCACCGTAATGGCGACGGAACAGTTCTACGCGCTGTTCTATTCCGACGCCGAGAAGTTCGCGGACGCCACCTCGCAACTGCAACGCGCCTTTGACGGCCTTGGCGTAGCCATGCCCGACACCCGCAGCGCGTTCCGCGAGCTGGTGGAGTCCTTCGACCTCACCACTGAGGCCGGCTTCGGCATGTATTACGCCCTGGTATCGCTGGCCCCTGCGATGGACGCCTACTACAAAGAGCTTGAAAAGCAACGCGAAGCCATTGACGCCCTGCTGCTGTCCACGGATCGCTTCCGGACGAAGGTGGACTACACCCGCGCGCTGCGCTACTCCGAGAATGGCATCAGCCTGGACATGCTGCCGCAGTTCGCCAGTGGCGGCGACTTCGGCGGCGGAGTGAGGATGGTTGGCGAGAACGGCCCCGAGATCGAGTTAACCGGCCCGTCGCGCATCATTTCCACCCAGGAGATCATGAGCCGGCTGCGGGATCCGCAGGCCAACAGCCAAGCGCTGATCGCTGAAATCAAGTCGCTGCGGAACGAGCTGCGCGCGGCCAACATCGCCGCCGTGAAGGCCTCGCAGAAAACCGCGAAGCTGCTGGATCAATTCGACAAGGACGGCATGCCGCCGACGAGGGCGTAAGCATGAAAGTGATCCGACCCATCACCATCAACGACGCCGCGCTCGCGTCCAGCAACGTCGCTGAGAACGACTATGCGGCCTACAGCGCAGGCACCACATACAACCTTGGCGACAGGGCGATCTATGTGGGGTCAAACAACATCGGCATCCCCGGCAAGCAAGGCTTCGGCGTTGGCATCTGCCCGGCGTTGCCGGCGGGCTATTCGCTGCTGCCTGGCAGCACGGATATTGCCTCGGACAACTACGGCAATTACCAGTACAGCGATGGCTCTATCATGGTGTGGGTGCCGGCGTTTTACTACCGGATTGCGCACGCCGATAACCCGACCTATGCGGGCTACACCGTCAACAGCGTGGACATCAAGCCCTATTCCGCGTTTGCGGATGTGGCTGCAGCCAATGCAGCAGGCTATGCGCTGCATCGAGCTTTCTACGACGGCGGGGCCATTCAGCCGGGTTTTTTCATCGACAAATATCAGGCCAGCAATAACGGCGGTATCGCATCCAGCATCAAAAACGGCAACCCGCTGTCGACCCATTCCGCGCACAACCCTATCGGCAGCCTGACCGGGCTGACTGCTGGTGACAACAACTTCGGCGGGTGTTTCAAGGCGGCCAAGACGCGTGGAACGGCGTTCTTCCCCACCATGCGTTACCAATACGCTGCGCTGGCGCTGCTGGCGCTTGCACACGGGCAGGCATCTACGACCAACGCCTGGTGCGCGTGGTACGACGCAGCCGGGACGAACAATTTTCCGAAGGGCTGCAACAACGACGCGCTGGCCGACCAGAACGACAGCACCGTCAAGTACATCTCCGACGGCTACAGCACCTGCGGCAAGACTGGCAGCGCGACCAATTTCGCCAAGACTACGCACAACGGGCAGGTAAGCGGTGTGGCAGACCTCAACGGCAATATGTGGGAGGTATCCCCAGGCATCACCTGTGTATCCGGCACAGTAAATATTACCGGCGTGACGCTTGCCAACCCGGTAAACCTCACCGTCGTCGGGCATGGGCTCGCCACCGGGCAGATGGTGGAAATACAGTCTGTTGGCGGCACGACGCAGCTCAACGACAAGATTTACACATGCACGGTAGTCGATGCCGACCATATCACGCTGGATGGCGTTGATGGTACAGCGTTTACGCCCTACGTGTCAGGTGGAACGGTGCGATACGGCACGTTCTACGCGCTCAATACCAGCTACGCGGCAAAAGATTTGACCGGTGGCAATACGCTCGCCACCGACCAGTTCGGCGCGACCGGCGTAGCCAACCACAGCACGGCCATCGTACCGACATTCCGCACCGACTACAGCCAAAACGGGTTCGACAAGCGATACGGTCGCGGCAGCAATCAGGTGCTCAACGCCGCCACGTCCGGCGACGGATGGACGCTCACCGGCCTCGGTGCGCCGCTGGCGGCGGGGATTTCGGATGGCACATCCGGCAGCAACCTGTTCGGCGCGGATTTCATGTATCAGAAAATCACCAATGAGCTTTGCTTGCTCTCCGGCGCGAGCTGGACCGGCGGCTCGCTTGCCGGCGTCTGGGCCGCGAACTGGAACCTCACGCGGACGAACTCGAACGACTACGTGGGCTTCCGTGCCGCCTCGTATCTTTAATGGGGACTTGACATGATTATCC